GTGGGAGATCACTATAAGCCGTGAATGCCAGGCATTCTATACGGCGAACGGTCAGCAATCACCCTATATCATAGGGCGCGGGAAGTGCTCGGCGGCAGGTAAGATCAACTTCAGTCCGACGATCGATGAGTCCCCTTTGACCTATTTGCTCAGTAATGCGCAGCCGCAACTCCAGATTTTGCAGCAGAATCCGGCCACCTCAGGCACTAACACCCTGCAGATCGACGTCAATACCTGCGTCTTCACAGCCGCCGTGATCGAGCCAAGCAAGGCCCTGCTCGGATACGCGAACAATTTTGAAGCCACCGCCAACACAACCAACGCAGGACAAAGCGCTGGCTACAGCCCGCTTAAGGTGACTGTAGTCAACGGAATTCCTTCCTATTAGATCCCTCCCAGAGAGGTACATGTGGGCGCTAAGGAAGACAGGGCGGAACTGCTAGCCGAGCTCCGTGATCTCCGGAACGAGGTACGGCAGCTGCGCGAGGCACAGGCGGCGCATACGTGCATTCACTGGCCGCCGCCAGTGTGGTACCCATCGCCGTATGTCCTGCCCCCGCCGGCGCCGACGCTAGTGCCGTGGCAGCGGACGCCTACGATCACCTGCACGACCGCCGGCACGAGCCCTGACCTCACCATGTCCAGAACTGCCACCACCACCTATGTGACCAGCTGAGGAGCGCATGTGCTACGAGTTGACCTGCCCGGAGGCCAATGGGCAGACATAAAACCCGCCGAAGACCTCACCGGCGAAGACGAAGTCAAAGTCATGGCTGCCATCCCGATCAAGCGCAGCGGCCAGCAAGACGACACCGACGTCCGCACCGACGGCAGTTCCACGTCGGCGATGGAATATGCGATGCTGGCCCGGGTGATCACGGCATGGTCGCTGCCGCAGCCGATCAACGTGTCGAATATCCGGTCGCTGCGCCTGTCGCAGCTCCGTCCGCTGAAGGAAGCTGTCCGGCCGCATTTCGCGGAGTTGCAGAATGACCCAAACTCCCTGAGCGGTGGCGAGACCGCTACCGGCTGAAGTGGCTGCTTGAGGGCAAGAAGTCGGAACTGCCGTCTGATCTGAACTGGTTTGATGTGCAGTGTCTGGCGTTGTATGCGCGCGGGTGGACGTACCGGGATATCTGTGAGCTTCCGCTGCGGCACTGGCGGTATCTGCCGACACTCTGGGAAGTGGTCGGCGAGAGCCAGAAACCACCCAGGCAAAGCTGAGGCGGTGACCGCATGGCCACGTTCGCGCAGTCCGCTGCTGCGGTTGAGGGTCTGGCGAAGCGCGCGTCTGCTGGTGCGGAGGCTGCGGCGAATGCGATGGCCGACGTGTTCAAGCCTGCGGTGCAGGAGAAGCTGACAGCACGGCGGCATCCGTTCGCGACGAAAACGCCGTCTGCTCCTGGTGAGCCCCCGGCTGCGATCTCCGGGGCTCTGGCCGGGTCGATGCTGAATACCCCGGCGATTGAGGTTGGTGTGGCGACGTGGGAGGCGAAGTCGGGTCCGACGATCCGGTACGCCCGGATTCAGGAGCTTGGCGGGGTGATGACTGGTCATCCGCTGATGCACTGGCGGGAGGATGGTGTGCCGCACTGGTCGCATCAGCATGCGTTGCCGCCGCGGCCGTACATGCTCCCGACTGCTGAGGAGTTGTGTGATTCCGGGGTTCTGGGGGATGCGGCGGCGGCTGCGTTCGAGGCAGTACTCGGGTAAAGCGGACAAATGCCACATTACCTAGAGCCGATCATCCAAAATTTGTTGGGCGACGCCTCGTCATACGTCGACGCCATGCACGCTGCTGCCAAGGCAGCGCTCGAAGCCGCCGCCGCGAACGACAATCTCATCAATTCCATTCACGACGTTGACGCGATGCTTGAGGACGCTGCGGCTACGGCCCGGCTGTCAGCGTCTGGGCTGAATGATTTCCGCGACGCCGCCGCGACTACGGGTGCTGCTTTGGATGGTGTCGCGAACCGCGTGAATGATATGCGCGACGCCATGGTGTCTGCTGATGCTGCGGTGACGTCGATGAACACTCGGCTGGGGGATCTGGCGGCTAAGTCTGTTTATACGATGATGGCGCTGGCGGCGCTGGATGATGAGCTTGATAAGAAGAAGGCGGCGCTGGCGGGTGCGGGGCTGGATGCGGCGGCTCTGGCTCTGGCGCTGAAAGGCCTGCAGGTTGCGTCGAAGGACTCTGGTGATGGTGCTGCCAGGTCGGCGGCCGGGTTCCGGTTGTGGGGGACTGGGATCCGGCTGACGGGGACGGCGATTCACTGGCTGGTTGCGGGGACGGCGGAGTTTCTTGCGGTGGCGATCCCTGCGACTGTCGCCGGGGCGGCGTGGGCTGCGGTGTGGCTGCAGGGTGCTACGAACGTGGCTCAGCATATGCAGGCGGTTTACACGGCTACTGAGGCGACGTCAGCGATGTTCCATACGACAGCCGGGCAGGCTGTCGGCCTCGGGAACGCTCTGCAGAAGGCGCAGGACGCGGCGAACCCGGATGTGTACCAGGCGCTCGGCGGTGTGATCAACACGATCAAGGAGACGATGGGCGGCCTGGCTACCACTGGTTTGCAGGTGGGCCGGATTTTCGACACGTTCATGGCGAAGGTTGTCTATGATTTCAGCGCGGCGGCCGGGGCCGGGGCGAAGCTTCAGGGCCTGATGTCGGGGATGATCCCGGATCTTGTTGAGTTCGGGCAGATTTTCGGGAACATCGGTCATGCTCTGCTGAATTTCGCGGCGGCGATGCCGGGGGTCTCTCAGGTTCTGCTGCGGCTCGCGGACGATATCTCGCGAGTGATCCTGTGGATATCGAAGCTTCCGCCTGCGCTGATCACGACGTTCATGGTTTTCGAGGAGTTCAACCGGTACGGCGGGGTGGTTGTCAGTATTCTCGGGAAGCTCGGCATTGCGATGGACGGGGTGTCGGGAAAGGTTCTGAGTCTTACGCATACGAAGACCGTGTTCATGAGCTTGTTCCAGGGGATTCTCGGGATTGTCCCGGGAGCTATCAGCCTGCTGGCCCGGCTGGCGACAGCGCTGAAAATGGAGGGGACTGCGGCGGCGCTGGAGGGCGTGGCAGCAAAGCTGACTGGCCTGATCGGCAGCGTGAACCTGCTGGGTGCGGTGGCGATTACCGCGCTTGCGGTGGGTCTGGGGCTTATTATTGATAAGCTGGCTACTGCGCGGTCGTTTGCGCAGCAGTTCGACGATTCGCTGCAGCGCATGGCGGACCGGGCGTCTAACTTGTCGGTGCTGCAGACTCTGGCTGCGGGGATCTCGACGCTGTCGGATAAGACGAAGGTGCTGGCGTCGGCGACGTACCATGACGGCCAGGTCACGGTCACGGCGACGAGGAACTCGGCTGCGTATCATGATGCGCTGGCTGCCGCAGCGGCAACGCAGCAGTCGATGATCTCGCAGATGGTGACGGTCGCCGGGCATGCGCAGGCCCTGGCGAAACAGTACGGAATGTCGCTGCCGGGTGCGATGGCCCTGGCGGACGCCGCCGGCGTGAAGCTGAACCAGACGATGACGAGGCAGGCGTGGGCGATAGCGCAGATCAAGATCAGGGATCTGGTTCAGGGTTACCAGTCCATGGGGGCTCCGCTCGGTGCGGTCGGAGCGGATATTCAGGCTGTGGCAATTCAGTCTGGCGTGGCCGCGTCGAAGGTGTCGCAGCTGAATCAGGCGTGGGATCAGTTCATGCAGGGCGTGACCGGCGGGACGACGGGCCTGGCCGGTTTCGAGAACAGTCTCGCGAACATGGGCAGCGTTGCCGCGCATGCGTCGAACAACCTGGCTGAGTCGACGGTGAAAATGTCGGCGGGAACCCGGCAGTTCGCGAACAACCTGAAGTCGTTCACGGGGCAGGGTGCGCAGGCGTGGCAGAACTTCGGCCAGGTCGTCGGGTCCACGGCGCCGCAGCTGATCGACTGGCTGCGGCAGGCCGGCGCTGAGGGTGCGATCTCAGGGAAGCAGTTCACGACGGCTGTCCGGGACATGGTCGCGCAGCTTCTGCCGCTGGCGTCGCACAGCAAGTCGGCGACGATGCAGCTGTCGGTTCTGGCGCATCAGGCCGGCGGCCCGACCACAACCAATTTCCAGACATTGAAGAGGTGGGTTGATCAGGGTCACCTGTCACTGGCGGGCCTGGCGATGATCGTTCAGGATGCGACGACTGGCCTGGGGGATATGGCGAAGGTTGCCCAGAACCTGGGTGATGTCATGGCCGGCCAGGTCACCGCCGCACTCTCGGGGGCGGCGCTGAAAGCGGCCGGGTTCACCACGGATATCAAAAATCTGGCGGCGGCGCAGGGGGGCCCGGGTGTCGCGGCGGGGCACAGCGCACAGTACTGGGCGAACGCGGCAGCGACCGCCTATCAGAATGCGCAGACTAAGGCCGCCGGGTGGACTACCGCCATCGGGCAGGCCGGGAATGCGGCAAACTCCGCGGCCGGGCAGGTTAACGGTCTCAGCTCGGCACTGCGGAACATACCGTCCTACAAGCAGATCACCCTTGATTACAGGGTGATCCAGAGCATCAGCGCGCCCGGCACCCCGGCGCCGGGCACCGGGATCATCCCGAACGCGCCGGGCGGGAACCGCCGTGTTTTCGATTCCGGCGGGTATCTGATGCCCGGTTACACGCTCGCCTACAACGGCACCGGCCGGCCCGAGCCGGTCGGCGGCGCGATCGGCGGGGTGACCGTGCATGTGCACGGATCAGTGTCAACGGAACAGGACCTGGTGCGCTCGATCCAGGCGGGGCTGAACCGGAAAACTTTGCGGAACGGGTCAACTCAGACATTCATCCCCGGCCGGGCCCACTGATACTTCCGGAGGGCTGAGGGAATGTCTTTCAGCCACGTCCAGGACAAGATCTCTGCGAATATCACCGGCACCACCGGTCATGTCAACATCACTACCACTGCCGGGAACGTTCTTACCGCAGCGATCCAGCTGTACGTGCCGTCCGGTACGATCACTGTCCACATCACGGGCATCACCGACTCTGCCGGGAACATCTGGACTTACCCGTCTGCGGCGGTGCAGCAGTCACCGCCGGCTAACGGCGTGTTCTACGGCGCTGAAGGCACCGGCCGCGGCTATTACGCATACGCTGCGATCGCGTGCTGCCTGAACACTGCCCAGCCCGGCGGCGTGGTCAAGGCCGTCACGTCCGTCACTGTCACGTTCTCCACCGGCGGCGTGAACGCCGAGGACGGCGACGTCACCATCGCCGAATGGTCCGGGGCGTCCGCGGCCACGGCAGTGCTCGACACGGCAGCGTCGGCACAGCAGATCAGCCAGAGCACCACCCAGGTAACCCCGGCGGTCACGACCGGTTACACCAGCGGCGTGGTCATCGCCCAGTGCGCTGAGGACGCGGGATGGTCGGCGGTCAGCTCGCCGTTCTCGTTTTACACGTCAGGATCCGGCGCGCAGTCCGGGGCGTGGCTGATCACCACGGCGGCCGGGCCGCAGACGTGCACGTTCAGCGAAACGTATGGTAATCCTGGCGCCGCCCAGGCGATCGAAGTTCAGACGATCCTGGCGCTCGGCGCGTCTCCTCCGCCGCCGCCGTCGTACAGCGGCCCCGGTACGGCGGCGGGCACCGGCCGCATCACTGCGTCCGGGCACAAGAACGCTGCGGTCGCTGCGGGGGTTACGGGGACCGGCCGGTGCTCGCCGGCGGGGATCCGGCATTCGTCCGGGACCCCGGCACCGGTGGCCGCAACCGGGTCGATGGCTGCGGTACCGCCGAAAGCCGCCGCCGGGGCCGCAGCCATCACCGCAACGAGCGCCCTGACCGGTGCCTCCCCGGTTTTCCCGTCGTCTGCTGCGGGGACCGGGACCGTCACCGCCGCCGGCCGCAAGCAGGCGTTCAGCAGCCCGGCCGATGACATCCTTACGGCGGTTCCCGGCGCGGCGATCCCGGGCGCGTCTGTACCAGGCGATCCCGGGCCTGTAATACATGCGCCGGTCGTTGCCGGCGGCGGCGTTCTGTCCGCCGCCCGGCTGCACACCGCCGCCGGCACTGCCAGCATCGCCGGCACCGCCGCGATCATCCCCGCCGGCCATCCGGCTGCGATCATTCCCGTCACCGTCACCGTCGCCGGATCTGCAGCGTGGGCGTTTCCGCTCACCGCCGGCGGGAACATTCCCGCGCCAGCCACCAGATCCCTGCCCGTCGACGTGGCCACCACCGGCGGGGACTGGCTGATCGCCATCCTGTCCTGGCATCAGCCCCCCGCAGCGCCGCCGGTCACACTCGCCGTCGGCGACGACGCCCATAACCTGTGGGATCCGCTCGGCGCCCCGTCAGGAACCAGCTCAGCGGAAGGCGTGACCCGTACCGCCGTCTGGTACGCGCCCGCCGCGAAAGAAGCAACAGCCGTGTACGCAGCACCGAACGGGTACGCCCTGTCCGTGGCATGCACGGTCCTCGACGTTTCCGGCATGTCACCCGGCGTGTCCGTCACGGGACTCGTCACCGGTTACGGCAACGCCGGCGCGGCACTCGGTGCCCTGAACCTTCCCGCACCCGCCGCGGCGGCGCTGTTCATCACAGCCTGCTCATCGGATCTGACATCCCAGCTGCCTGAGCTGACCGGAACCGGGTGGACTCCCGGGCCGCCTGTCTACGCCGGGAACGGCACTGACACGACCGGTGACATCGCCCAGTCCCTCGCCTGGCAGGTCACCGACGGCGCAGTGGCAGCCACCTGGTCCGCCGGTGCCCAGGATCTGTCCGGCATCACCTGCGGTGTTCTCATCGCCGCCCCGCCGCCGGCGCAGGCGTCGCCGATGTGGCCCGCCACAGTCGCCGAGATCGCACCCGGGGCGGGGATCGGAACCCCCGCCGACGAGATCACATGGGTGCCGGTGACCGGCCGGTACCTGTCCCTGGACGTCACCCAGGGACGCCAGTACGAACTGTCGGCCCTGTCCACCGGCGAGGGCACGGTCACCCTCGACAACCCCGACGGTGCCCTCCAGCCACCCGGTGCCGGCGTGTTCGCCGGGCTGACCTCGGGAACGCCGGTGCGGCTGCGAACCTACTGGCCCGGCGGCACGTGGCAGATATCCTGGTCGGGGAACGGCGCCCAGGGCACCCCGCAGATCAACTCCGGGATCATCCTGCAGTTCACCGCCGGGCAGGCTTACACGGCGACCGCATGGGCCGGTGCCAGCGCCGAATGGACACTGGGCCTGGCCATCGTCATCTACTGGCGCAACCCGGCCGGAGCGCAGATCTCCACGACCACCGGCCCCGACACGCCTGTCACCGGCAACGGCCCCGTCCTCCTGGCCATCACCGGCACCGCCCCGGCAGGATGCACCCAGGGCAACATCATCATCCTGACCCGCGGCACCCCCCCGACCTCGGTCACCTTCTACGCCGCCGCGGCACCCGCCGGGGCCGGGACCATCGTCGTCCCCCCAGGCGCCTCGTGGGCGGGAGAAAACTCCGCCACCGCCACGCCGCTCGCGCCCTGGACGCCGGACCCCCGCGGCGTCCCGAACATCACCCCCTGGAACGTGCCGTTCGCCGGGTTCCTCGAACGGCTCCCCCAGTCCTGGGACAGCATCCTCCGCGGCCAGGTAACAGCCACCATCGTCGACCCGTGGCAGGCCGCCAACTACGCCCCCCAGCCGATCCTCCTCACCGAGATCCTCAACGACCTCCCCTACGCCTACTGGCCGTGCATCGACCCGCCCGGGGCCCTGCAGGCATCCAACTACGCGCCGGGAAACCAGAACCCGCTGCAGGTCGTCCTGTCGAAATACGGCGGCGGCGGCATGACCATCTCCGGGTCGTACGGGTTCGGGTCGAACTCGAGCGGGCTCCTCGGTGCGCAGGGCACCCTCACCCTCACCGCATCGGGCGTGTTCCGCGCGTCGTCACAGTCGGGGATGTGGGGCGAGCAGGCGATCCTCACCCCGCAGGTCGGCACCGGATACTCGCTGCTGTGCACGGACCCGGCGTTCCCGCCGATCTCCGCCGGCGTGACCATCGAGGCGTGGTTCGCGACCACGTCCCCGTTCCCGTATTACAACGAGGACACGTCCGGCTCATCCGTGTTCGCGGTCATGAACAGCAAGGAGATCATCGCCGCTGTCCTGATCGAGAACCGGCCCGGCGCGGCGAACCCCGGCCCCCTGCAGTTCGTGGTGAACAGCGACACGTCCGGTGTCGTGATCGGCGGGGCGAATACCGCGTACCGGCAGAACTCCGGGATGACACACGTCGCGGTAGCGTTCAACCAGAACTCGTGGAAAGCGTATGTCAACGGCCAGCTGACGGCATCCGGCGACCCCGGCAACATTTCCCTGCCATCCCGGTTCACCACGATCACCGTCAACGGCATCAACGGCACCAACCAGAACACTTTGCGGGCACCGTACCCGCAGTACTATTTCATGCCGTACTCCGGGTACACCGGGCATGTCGCCGTGTTCGCGGGGATGCTCACCCAGCAGCGCATCCAGACCCACTACCAGGCCGGAGCCGGCGCCATGGCAGGCGAGCCCGCAGCCATGCGGATCGAACGGCTCCTCCAGGCCGGCAACGCCCTCGGCCGCCGCGTCATCCTGCAGGAATCCGGGAACAACATCGACCTGGTCGTGTCCTGCCAGGACATCGCCGGGAGCCCCGCGTCCCAGGCCATCGGGAACCTCACCCAGAGCCTCCTCCCGGCCATGTTCTACATCGCCCCGACCGGTGACATGTTCTTCCAGGCGAAACAAGCATCGTGGAACCAGCCGGCCAGATGGGTCCTCGGTGAGGATATCGCCGCCGGGGAGATCCCCTTCGCCGGGGATATCGTCTTCGACTGGGACCCCACGCGGGTCATCAACGAGATCCAGCTCAGCCAGCTCGACGACCAGTCCATCACCGTGCCCTCGGTCACCGCGGCAGAAGCCGCCTCCCAGCTGGCCTACGGGACAGTGTCATACCAGGCAACCGGATATCTGCAGCTGGACTCGGCGAACCAGAACTACAGTGACGGCCCTGGCCTGATGGACCTGGCGAACTGGCTCGCCGGCGTGTACGCATCACCGCGGCTGCGCCTGTCGCAGGTGACCGTCGACGCCGCGGCGTACCCGGGGAACTGGCCGTTCATCCTGGGCGTGTCGCCGGGGGACATGATCCAGGTGAACCGGGTCGCCCAGAACGGCGTCAGCATCTCGGTGACGGGCCGGGTGACGCAGACTGCACGGAAATTCGAGTACGGCTCATCGGTGTCCGCCTCAGTGTCCCTGATCATCGACCCGGCTCCCGAAGCGGACTGCCTTCAGATGGACTCCCCCGCCCTCGGGCTGCTCAACGGAGAGTCCATCCTGGGCTGGTAAGCGGGCGGGGGGACCATGGCGCCGACCCTGCCCGCCCCGATCACCTGGACCCCCGGCACGCTCGTGAAGGCACCTGAGCTCCGCGCCGAGGTATCCGACACGGTCGCGCTCATGTGCGGGCCGCCCGCGTTCTACGGCGGCAAGACCATCAGCAGCCAGAACATCGGCTACGGCACCATCACCGCGATCAGCATTGACACCGAATTCTGGGACCCGTGGAACGGTCACCGCAACAGCGTCAACACCGACAACTGGTATGCGCCGCTCGCCGGATATTACCTCGCCGAATCCTGCATGCCGATGGACGGGCTCACCTCAGGCGGCGTCTCAGCCGGGATCCTCGCCACCGAGAACGGCACCAGCACCAGCTACATGGGACAGCTGACCCTCCCTACCGGCGGATTCGTCTCGGCCCCGGTCGCGGCGAAACTCGTGAAACAGGAGAACATCGGGTACGGCACCGGCGACTACATCGCCGCAGCGGCGTGGCAGGCCTACCCGGCCGGCGGGGCGAACCCGCTGGCCACCAACGTCACCGCCCGCCGGTTCCCGTTCCTCACCACCCGGTGGGTCTGCGCCCTCACCGGCACCGCCGGCCTGCCCGTACCGGTCAACGCATCCTGGCCTGCCCCGCCTGCCTACCTCACGGCCGCCTTCGCGAACACCAGCCTCCGCGACACGATCAATTTCCTGATCTACCCGCCCGTCATGGAATGGACGTACATCGGCAGCAGCCAGAGCGTCGCATCCCAGACCGCCGTCCCCGCGACCGGCGCCACGATCAACCTCAACACCAAGACGTTCGACAACTACAGCGCGTATAACAACTCGACGAACACGTGGACCGCGCCCGTCTCCGGCGTGTACTACTGCTACGCCCAGCTTGTTCTCTTCGGCGGCGTGAACTCGAGGACAATCGCTGCCGGGCTCACCGTCAGCTCAGCGAACTACAACAGCGGGACGGCGTTCACGTACTGGGGCGGCACCCAGGCTGCCCTTGCGGAAAATGACATCGTCTCCAGTGCCGTGGTGCGGCGGCAGCTGCGGCTGAACGCAGGCGACACGGTCAAGATGGCCGGATTCCAGTACAACTCGGCTGCGTCGGGCGAGCAGGTCCAGGGCACCAGCTACTGGACCACCAGAATGATCACCATCTGGGAAGCGGCTTGACCCTGTATCCCGCGCCTCCCATACCGGTGTTCCCGGCCGGTTACGCGCCGCTGCCGGCGGACATGGACTCGTGGATCCAGTACCCCCTCGGGTTCTGCACCCAGCGGGTCGTGTTCCGCGCCCAGCAGACGACCCACCAGAACCTTGTCGACGGGGCCCTTTACAACGGGCCGGTCGTCTTCGACGACATACTCGAAGATCCTTTTTACGGGTATCCGACCGGCGGCGGCTGGAACCCCGCCGCGAACCAGTGGATGGCGCCGTTCACCGGGTGGTACGCCGTGACGATCTCCGTCAGCGTCCAGGCAGCCAGCGGGATGCTCGGCGCAGTCGTCAACCTCGCCAACACCCAGCAGTACGTCCTGTCCCAGATCCAGGTCAGCTCGGCCACAGTCGGCGCGGCAACCGGATCAGTGATCCTGCCCATGACCGGCGGCGTCGACTACGTCTACGCCGAGGCGTACTGGGCGTCCCTTCCCTCCGGGAACAACCAGTACACCGACTGCTCCCTCCCCGGCCGGTACCCGGCGATGGAAATCATGCTCGTCGCCGCCGACGGCGGCGCGCCTGCTGCGGTCACCCCGCCGACTGTCAACCCGGACGACATCCTCGACGAGAACGGCAACATGATCCTCGACGAAGCCGGCGGCGACGTCGAAGACGAAGGCGGGAAGGGCTGACGTGGGGAAGATCTCCAGTTACGCGCCGCTGTCCGTCCCCGCCTCCGACGACATCATGCTCATCAACGACATCGACAACCCCGCCGAATCACCGGTCACCGGCACGACGATGACGATCACTGTCGCCAACCTCCTCGCCGCCGCCACCACCGGCACCGCCGTCGTCGACTGGATCAACGCCGCCCTCCCCCCCTACAACGCCGACCCCAGCGGCGCCGCGGACTCGACAGCGGCGATCCAGTCAGCACTCAACGCTGCTGCTGCCGGATCCGGGGTCTGCTACCTGCCCGCCGGGACCTACCAGACGTCCTACCCGATCGCGGTCCCGCCGTTCACCACCCTCCTCGGCTCCCCCGCCTCTACCCGGTGCGCCCCGCACGTGTCCGCCGGGACCGGGATCTCCGGCACCGTGATCCAGCCCGTCGCGGCGTTCACCACCGGCATCTGGTCCGCGGTCACCCCGATGGCCGCGATCCTCATCACCGACGAGACCACCGGGTTCGCCGCCACCGGCCTGGCGATCTGGGATATCGTCGCCAACGAGCAGCACGTCCAGTCGATCATGATCGACGGGTCGAACATGTCGACTGCGACCGGCGGCCCGTCTACCGCCACCGGCGCCGCGATCAACACCGCCGGGATCTGCCTGTGGTCCGGCCCGGGACGCACCAGCATCGACGACGTCATGATCCTCAACATGCCCGGCTGGGGATTCATCCAGGTCGGCACCCCCACCGCCCCGTCGACACCCGGCATGATCCGCGGCCGGAACATCAACGTCCGCACCTGCGGCACCCTGTCCGGCACCGGAGCCACCCCCGGCGGCGGATTCAGCATCCACTCTTCCGACAGCGAATGGCTGTACTGCGCCGCCTACAACTGCTACGCGGACGGGTTCTTCATCTACGCGTCGTACGACAGCATCTGGAACCAGTGCCACTCCGAGCACAACAACACCGGGAACTGCTTCACCTACGAGGCAACCTACAACTCCGGTACCGTCGACGCCGGCGGGATAACATTCGAAGCCTGTACTACAGACGGCGGAGCCGGGCACGGGTTCTACCTGTACTCATCCTCCGCATACACGGGGACCTCTTCCCCGCCGGTCAACATCGTCGGCGGGTTCATCCGCCGCCCCGGCTCGCCGTCGACGTCAGCCGGGTATGCCGGGGTGTGCGTCAACGGCTACAACGGCCCGGTCGTCGTCTCCGGCGTCCAGGTGTACCCGGGCCTGCCGGACGGGTCCGGGTACTTCAGCCCCCAGTACGGGATCTCCTGCACCAACAACTCCGCAGCCACTTACGTCGCCGTCAACGGATGCGTCCA